TAACGCAATTCTAGGAATACCTACATCATGCCTGTGCTTTTCTCGACCTGTGTTGTGACCCTCAACAGGCATACCATCTAACTCCTTAGCAGTATGAACAACAAGCCTCTGATAACCGTTAGACTCTACCATTATCTTATCAGGCTTAAACTTGTCAGCAAGACTCTTCATCGTCACTACCTGTGCCTCTAACCAACCTGCACCCTTAGCTCTAATCTTACCACTCCAACAGTACAATACCTTGCGTTGTAACGTGACTCTATTGTAAGCCATAACCACGTAAGCCGTCTCGTCATTCTGACTGTCCATTCCTACTGCCAAGTCAACTCCCATAGTTACAAACCAATCCTGACCCCGTTCTGGTAAACCCATTTCCATGCCTTCTTTCAAACATGGCTTCAAAACCTCGTGAGGTATAACTGCACTCTCTGGGTCCAACGGATTTAACATATACTCAGACTCAAAAGCACGACTTCCCATTGTCTCCTTTTCTTTGTCTAGCCTCTCCTGATTCCAATACTCAGGCCAACGTGGCGTTCCGTCTTTTAACAAAGCTGGATGACGAACTGAGTTCCACTGACTGTTTTGTTCTGCCCAATCTGTAGCATCCCCTACCCTCTTTTGCGTTCCTACCAATAACATCTTTGCCTTTGGCAATCTCATAGGCATAACCACACGCTTAATGTAGTGAATTACCTTCTCATCTGTCATGTTAGGAAACTCCTGCAAAATATCGTCAAGAATAATCATGTGAACGTGAGGACCTTCCAACGCTTTACCAATACTTGCAGCATGAACCCTGCTTCCATTGTTAAAATACTTAGCACCCTTACGCCATGTAACTTTACTGTCCTCATCCTGAGCTTTCATAAAAGAATTTAATCTCCAAGAACGCCGACAAATCTCCTCAAACTGTTCTAACTTATCCCAAGCCTGTTCTAAGGTAGCTGAAAGATATAACGCACGGTAATTTGGCTGCATTGCCATCTGATACGCAAGTGCTGACAATCCCCATGACGTTTTTAAGTGACCCCTTGCACAAATTATCGAGGTATGTGTCCCTGCTTCAAAAGCATCCGCCCACTCTGCGTGCATCTGACCCAAAGGAACGTAATCACCAGGTTCTAACTCCATGTAATGACGCAAAACATCATCTATAAACTGCTCCAAAGTAAGTGGAGTTGTCTTTAACGTGTTTAATGCACCGCTAATCGCTAAGTTCAGCAGCTTGTCGTCGATTCCTTTCTTCGATTTTGTCATAATTTAAACTAAACTCTATTGCTTTTGGCTCAGAATCATAGTAATCTATGAACTGAACTAATGTTTGCATGTCCTCGGTCTCTTTTATAACTTTGCCATCTTTAATTATGCGAATCATTGGCCTAATTCCCGCAACCAACGCTCACCGTCAAAAGAATATATGTCAAACTCGTCTTTATACTCAAATCTAGGTATCATATAGCACTTTGCAACCTTATCATCACTGTCATAATGCGTTTCTCCTACCGTTTTGCTAGGAAACTTCTCTCGTAATAACAATTCCTGTAACTTTTCTGTCTCTATCAACCATATCTGCTTATCAGATACGTTTACCAAATAATACACAAAGTATTTTGCCTTCGTAACGCCAATACCACTTGACTTTCCACGACATTTGTACTCTATTGCCATGTTACCAGACCCTCCTTTGCCCCAATCCTTCTCCCAAAGGTCAGTTTTAACCTCGTAAGTAATCAAATCTATATTCTCATCCTCAAAAAGAAGGTCATATGCACTTGTGTCGTTATCCTTAATGTACTTTTGTCCTAATGTCGATTCGACAAAGAACCTAATAACCTGTTCACCCTTCTTTCCATCCTTCAAATCCTCGTCAAAGTTGTAATTCATAGCAATAACTCCTTAGAAAACTTCTGATTAGCATTGACAACACGTATTTCTAACGGATACATGTGCTGTTTCTTCATAAT